CCCCGCATCCGTGGCAGTTGTATCTGTCATTGCCGTCATTGCCAGTGAATATGGCAAACGATGGCGTTTTTTCGTCGTGGAACGGGCAGAGTCCTTTGTATTCTGTGCCGCGCTTTTTCAGCTCCACTACTTGCCCGATCAAGTCGGCAAGGCTCACGGCTTGTTTTAATTGCTTTACATCGTGCTGCATGTTAGACCTCTGGATTCATTGCGTTCCATGCGGCGGCAGCTTCCGCAACGGTAGGATATTGCTTGGTTTTTCTCAGGCATTTTTTATTGATACGTGCTTTTGACATTGAGCAGTGTACGCTGTAATACCTCACGCCACCGGACGCTACGCCGTGGAATAACCGGCGCTGTGGTTTTCCGGTACCGCAGGAGCAGGGGTTTAGCATTTTACCACCTCATTGCCAGCAACTTTCTGCTGGTATCTGGTGATGGGTTTTGTGCTGCTGGTTTTTCTTCGCGTGAAGCTGCCACCAGTTTATTCCGTTTGGCGGAATCATAAACATTACACTGAACGCACTTGCGTGTTGCAGCGTACCTGAGAGTATGCCCGTGCCTTCTGCATGGCTTGCCGATGTAGGTTTTAAAGGTGTGTTTCATAACTTATTCATCTCCGCCTGTGCCTGTTTATACGGCATCCAGCCTGTTAATTTTTTTCCTGTTTCATCGACAACGCACCACACCATTTGCAGCTCGCCATCGTTTATCCAGTGCGTGCATTTGTTCTGCAAGTGCAGCTTGTTGGTGCGCGTGCAGTCTTTATGCTGTGCGATAAAATCGTTTATCAGCTCCACTGACTTCATGATGGGCATGGAGATTGCTAGAGGTTTTGTCTGCGTGCAATTCTCGCAGCGGATAACTTGCTGGAATGCGTCGAAGATTATGTGTTTTGTGTTCATTTCTGTTCCCGTTTGTCAGAGTACGCCGCAAGTATAACGCCACCCTTGCGCAATGCAAGCGTCAAATCAAATTAATTTGATCAGCATCCGAAACGATCAGAGCTATGCCACCGAATTCGTGTACCAGCTTCTGCCAGTTGATCTGATCCTTGCTCGCCCTGCCCGCCTTGCTCTTTGTCTCTATCGACATGAACACAGCAACCCGCCGCCCGACCATATCCGGCGTGATGATGATCGAATCGAACCCGATCCCGTCGCCACTGCCCTTGCACAGCCCGAAGTCAACAGGACGCGCATCCATAATAACGCGCTCGCCGCCTTCAGCCCTGTATGTCTGCCCGCGTTTTAAATTGAACCCGCGCCCCATCCATGCCTGCCCGACATTGTTGCGCCATAGCCGTGCCAGTGGGCGCGTTTTGCCAATCCGCAGACATGCCTGCTTCCATACACTTGCCTCAGCCTGTACCATTCGATTGACCCTCACACATAAACAACGCCTCACCCACTCGCTCGATCATTTCCTTGAGCGCCTTTGGTTTCATATCCCGCACTTGATACACCGATATTCCCCAACCTTCCTGCACTGTCTTCCCTGAATCGGCAACCCAACGCGCCAGCAAGTCCCGCAGCTCGTTTTGCAGCCGTTCCTTTTCTTGCCGTGCCGCTATGATATGCGCGGCTCTCTGTGCGCCGACGCCCATATCCCGCAAGCTGGCTATATCGCGTGCAAGCCCCGTCTGAATTTTCTTGACCTGCATGCCGCCCGCATCGCTAGACATTTCCTCCAGCGTGCCGTCTACCTGATCAAGCTGGCGTGATCGAACCTGGAATACGTGCTGGCAATACCCGCCGCCGGGCTTTGGTCCATGACAAATCTGACGCGGCACATCGACAAACTGACAGATAGGGCATTGCAATATCCGCTCAGTTATTTCCTGCTTCTTCTTGCCGGTTTTCTTGCGGCCTTCGAGCGACCATTCACGATCCCAATCGGGAAATCCGTGGTTTGCTATGAATCCCCGCGCTGTATTGACTCCGACGTTGCCAACGTGATCGATCAACAGCCCGAACTGTTTAGGACTGGCAGCAATCGCCCCCAGCCTGCCATCGCGTGTGGACAGATCGAACCCCGGCGCATAGACCGTGCGCGTCAGCCGTCCGGCTTGCTGCAAGAATAGCCCCTCGCTCTCGGTCAGCCTGAGCATGATGCCGACCTCAGCACAGGGAATATCAGTCCCCTCGCCGGCAATATCGACAGTAACAATGCCCTGCAGTGCACCAGTTTCCAAGCCGCCGATACGTGCATCGCGCAGATTGTCATCCATGTCACCCGTCACAACTTCAAACAGCCATCCATCATCCCGGAATGCTTGGGCAACATCTTCGGCGTGTTTAATGTCGCAGCAAAAAACGATAGTAGGTCGACCGGGCGCAAGCTCTCGATAATGCTGCACAGCGTCGCCAGTGACTTGTTTTGTGTTCAAAATCTCGGACTGTGCCTTGGTTGACAGATCGCCGCCTTCATGCCTGACCGTGCTGGCATCGACTTTGCGCGGCGGTACGAATACCCGGAACGGCACAAGATAGCCCTCGCCAATTAGGTCGGCCATCGATGGGCCAAGTACCATACAATCGAAAGCGTCGCCAAGTCCCTGCCCATCGGTTCGGCATGGGGTAGCGGTTACGCCGACAAGCACCGAGCGCGGGCAGGCTTCGATAATGCGCGCCCACGTCCCAGCCACTGCATGATGCGCCTCATCAATGACGATAATATCGGGGTCATACTCGGCCAGCCAATCCATCCGGCGCGCAAGCGTCTGCACGCTGGCAACGGCAACGTGGCTATCAGCCGATACCATAGGCCATCCGATTTTGTCAACATGCACGCGGCGAATGTCGGCAATTTTAGATGGCGGGGCGATGATCTGATGGCGAACGCCTAGACGCCCGACAGCGACAGATGCCTGCCTGATCAGCTCTTTGCGATGCTCAAGGATCAGGACTCGATTGCCCTTGGCTGCCGCGCCTTCTGCAATCATGGCATAGCAAAACGTCTTGCCGCCGCCTGTTGGCAGCACGTATAGCGGTTTTCGTAATCGTTCCCGCAGTTTTTGCTTTATCTGTGCAATGCCGACCGCTTGATAATCTCTGGCGGCATGCTTCACGCACGGCGCTCGAAAGCATCCAGACGCGACTCGATAGAATCAAGCCTCTCAATAACTGAAGGCTTTGCAGGCTCCAGCAGTTTGCGGCCGTTATCCAGTTCGCGCTGTAGCAGCTTGGCTAGTTTTGTGCCTCTATCGCTAGCGACGGCGAGAGCAGCCGCGCGTAATTTACCGAGGTTTTCCGGCTTTGCTTCCCCGCCATTAATCCAACGATGCACCGTGGAATAATTAATGCCGGCGCGTATGCACGCAGCATGGCGGCTCACTCCGATGGCTGATAATAGTGTGTCGATGTTCTGGATTGCTTTTGTACCGTTCACTGCGGTTGCTTCCTGTTGTGGATAATCTCGCGTCATTGTTGCGCATGGTTTCGCATGATGCAAGTCATTTATTTTGATTTTATCTGTTGACTATTGCGCAACGCTGCGCAACACTGGCGTCTGTTGAATTGAGGCGGTAATAATGGAACCCGGATTTTATACCAGCGACGAATTGAGCAATGAGCAATACCACGGCGGGGCAGGCGTCAGTAATAGCGGCTTGAAAATGATAGGCAGCAAGACGCCGCGCCACTATTGGGCGCAGTATGTTGACCCTGACCGTATCCGGCAAGCCAGTACACCGGCACAGATGATCGGCACGGCAATACACGCCGCCGCGCTTGAGCCTGACGTGTTCGAGGAGGAGTACATCGTCGCGCCGTTCGAGGACAGGCGTAAAGCAGGATACAAAGCATGGGCGGCTGATCAGGATAAAAATATCATCATGCCGTCTGACGTGGCATCGGTACTCGGTATGCGCAAATCACTGCACGCGCACCCCGAAGCAAACAGGCTACTGACCGGCCCCGGCGCGTTTGAATTATCGGCGTATGCTAACGACCCCGATACTGGCGTATTGGTGCGTGCGCGGTTTGACAAATTGAATGATGACGGATGGTCTGTCGATCTGAAAAAATGCCAGGATGCCAGCTATTCTGGCGCCGCTAAATCCATCGGCAACTATGGCTACTATCATCAGGACGCATTTTATCGGTGCGTGTACGCATGGTTGACTGGCGAACGGTTGCGCGGCTTTGCGTTTATATTTGTCGAAGAAAATCCCCCGCACGCTGTCTGTGTGTACCGGCTTTCCGCTGAAGACGTAGCACGTGGGTACGCTGAATGCCGCCGCAATTTAAACCTGTACGCTCGCTGCCTTGAGCTGGATAGCTGGCCGTGCTATAGCGAGGACATGACAGAAATACAACTTAACCAATGGGACAGAAAGCGTCTTGATAATTTATAACTGGAGAGTAAAACCATGAACGACGACATCATTATTTCAGACCGCAAACCAGTCCGCAGCATGGGAATAAAAAACCTAATGCCGGGACTTGTCGAACGCGGCAAGATCAAGATAGGCAACAAGGGCGCAATGCGTACATCACAACAGGGAAACAGTTTCCAAGCCCCGCAAAAGCTAGACCACTTCCTTATCACCAGCATGGCAAAAGGCGCGGATAATAATTTCTTGCGCGACGATAAAATCCATGAAGTGTTGGGCGATAAGCCAACCGAGATACCCGTCGTGCTTTTGTACGATGATATTGAGCTGAATTTCCAGACGCGCTATGCCTGCTATAACGGCAAGAATCTTTATTGCTCAGGCGATGGCGAAACAGCACGCTACATTCACACGCCGGCAAACAAACAAACAAACCAGCCAGCGGTTTATGCTGAACGCGAGTGTACCTGCTACCGGCAAGACCCAACCTATCAGGGCAAGGACAAGTGCAAAATCAACGGCAACCTTAGCGTGATGATTGCAGGCGTTGACGTGGTGGGCGGCGTCTGGAAATTCAGGACTACCAGCTTTAATTCCGTGGTCGGCTTGCTGTCATCGCTGGCATTGATTAAGCGGATAACAGGCGGCCCGCTGGCAGGCATCCCTCTCACGCTGACCGTACAGCCTAAGACCGTGAGCGACCCGATACAGGGCAGCACGCAGGTTGTTTACGTGGTAGGGCTTGAGTATCGCGGGGCTATCGAGGCATTGCAGCAAACCGGCTACCAGACGTTGCTCACACGCCAGCAACATAATATCCGCATCGAGCATATCGAGGATGAAGCGAAACGGTTGATCAGCAACACGCCGCAGACGTTTGCAGCGCCGGACGATATTGATGATGAAATCGACGAGTTTTATCCTGAGCAGCGAACTGTAACGGATGCCGCTAGTGGCGTGATTATCGAAAACAACGCCGCCGGACTTGCCGATATTATGGGCGATGATGCTGGCGCTGGCGTAGTAGTTAGCGTGCCTAAAGCAGAAAAGAAATCGAAAGCCAAGCCAGAACCTAAGCCCGTAATCGAACCAGAACCGGCGCCGGAAAACTTTGATGACGAAGTGCCGCCGCTATCAGACGATGATATCCCTTATGCCACCGGCATCGATTTATTTTAAGGATTACAAGCCATGAAAGCAGAACTCAAAAACTACCGTGGAATCGAATCCGCTGAATTGCAGATCGACCCCATCGCACTCATCGCTGGCATTAACGGCTCCGGCAAGTCGTCAATCGCGCAAGGCGTAGCGGCTGCACTCACACAAAACCCCGCACCTATTGCTGGCATTACCAAGACGGCAGCAGGGCAACTGCTCCGCGATGGCACAAAGCGGGGAAGCTGTACGGTTGGCGATGCTAACGGTCACGTCACGGCGAACTGGCCGGGCGCGTCTGTCAGTCACAACGGCATCATACCTGTGGCGTCACCGGTTGCCTGTGGGCTTGTCAGCATTGCCGACATGAAGCCCAAAGACGCCAGCGTAGCAATGATGGCGATCATCAAAGCCGACCCAACGCGCGAGCAATACGACGCCGCGCTCTCTGCACTGCCTGACATCATGCGCGATCAGGTATGGCAGGCCATCACTGCTGACGGCTGGGATGATGCACACAAGCGAGCCAAAGAGCGCGGCATCAAGATCAAAGGAGCATGGGAAGCACTGACCGGCGAGAAATACGGCAGCCAGAAAGCGGCGACGTGGCGGCACATCAAGCACACCGAAGATATTGATTACGACCTGGAGGCGGCACAAGCTGACCTTGAGGCGGTTATTTCAAACAAAGCGACCGACAAAAGCCGCGTTGATTTTCTTAAGCAACAGGAGGCGGCCGGCGTGACTGCTAACAGCTTGCTGCCAGACCTGCAAGCCAGCATTACAGTGCTGCAGGATAAGTACACAGCAGCACGCACGGCAGCATCAGCGCTGCCACGACCTGAGCAGGCAGAGCAGACAGTAGAATGCCCTCACTGTGCCGGGCATCTTGTGGTAATCAGCAAGACCGATATCAGAATGCCGGCGGCTGGATTGTCAGACAAGGAAAACGCCTCCCGCGCACAGGCGATACAGAAAGCATCGACAGAACTGGCGGCGGATCAGAAAGTCATTGATCAGGCAAATAGCGATCTGCAGCTGGCACAGAATGCCATCAGGACCGGAAAAAATGCAGCAGCCGAACTGGCAGGGCTACCAGCTGGCACGTCAACCGATGCGCAAATCGAAGCTGCTCGCCAGCGCGTGACTGAAATCACCGACCAGATAGCAGCAGCGCACGCGACAGGCAAGGCAGGCGCATACCACAAACAGATTGCAGATAATGAAATCATGCTGGCAACACTTGCCCCGGACGGGCTACGCAAGACGGTACTGTCTGAGAAAATGGGCGCACTAAACAAGTCACTGGCTGGCATGGCAGCGGCGGCTAAGTGGCCTGTTGTTGCGCTTGACGATGACCTGAACGCCACGCTAGGCGGGCGGGCATATATCCTGCTCAGTGAGTCCGAGAAGTACCGCGTGCGCGTTGTCCTGCAACTGGTACTGGCTGGCATGGACGGCAGTGAAATAGCGGTCATTGATGCGGCTGATATTCTGGATAAGGGCGGGCGTAACGGCCTATTTGCTGCTATCAAACACAGCAAGCTCAAGGCGCTGGTGTGCATGACGATCAACGCTGTGGCAGACGTGCCGAATCTTGCGGCGGCTGGTATCGGGCGGTCTTACTGGCTGGCAGATAACGTGTTGAGTGAGGTGGGCAAATGAAGCCCATAAACCCATGCGCCCCGCGCCGTATGTTTCGCACTGAGCAGGCGGCGAAAGCTGCCAGCGCCCAGATAGTCATCAAGTATAAAGTCCTCCGCTACGCTGTGCCTTGTGGCAAGTGTAACGGGTGGCATCTTAGTTAACCGCTTGCATTGCGCAAGGATGGCGTTATACTTGCCACATCGACAACATGAGGGCGATAAAATGAACACAATCAAAGAACTGATATACGGGGTTGCGCTGGCCGTTTGCTGTGTGCCATTCATGATTGCATTACTAGCTATGGGAGTGCCAACGGTATGACCCGCGCCGACATCCGCAAAGCGGCATCCGTCATTTTCGGGGTCACTGTCGTTATGGCGGTCTTGATTATATCAAGCTATTTTGACCAGCAAGCGGGGATTTTATGATGATCGAAGCAGGGCTACTAATACTCATCGCTTGCCTGATAGCCGTCATCGTGCGCGTGACCATGCGGCTAATGTGGCGGGATGCCATCGACCTTGGCAGCTGGCCGTTTTTGCCTGCGCCTGAATACATGACGGCAGACGATATTAAAAATCTAAACGTGCGAACCGCCAAAAATCCTGACGGCTTTATACCAAGCATTAGCCCGCAGCTCTGACATGCCGTCCTGCATGCACCACGCGCGCAGATCGGCATCGGCTTGTATTCGCAGCTCCTCACGGATTGCGCCAAGGCTTATTAGCTGATATAGGGCGTCATGCCCTGCACTGCCTCGCATCGAATCAGCTGTGTCGATAGTTGGCCCGCTTGGACCGTCCCACGCATAACCTTTACGCAATGTTAGCCTGCCGTCATATTTAAGCTCTATATATTCCGTTCTCACGTATTCATCACGGATGCTGCTCAGCAATACCAGCTCTTTTGTCAGCCTGTATTTCCATTTACAGAGCGATTCGTAATGGATCGCCATTACTTGCCACCGGTCGCCAGATGAATAGCTGCCCGTATCGTTTCGTCTGAATAGGGCTGCGATCCATTTTCGTGCTGAATAATCGCCTTTGCCAGCGGCTCAAGATGATCGGCCACAATGATGATCTGCGTGTCTTTAACGCCGCATAACTTGGCAACAGAATCGATATAGGCGCGCGTGTTGTTTTCAACAGCTGGCGCCCAGCGCAAAATGATCCCGGCAACAGTATCGATCCCATATTTTTTCTGATATGTCAGCAACAGTTTGCACAGTGCGCGGATACCAAATACAGGCGACTCAAACCGGCAGAACCTGGATTCAATTGCCGGATTATGCATCAGCTGCCCAGCCCATCGGGTCGCTGCGTTATAGTCAATATTGCCGGGATTGTGGTTTCTTATCCCCCGCGTCATTTTAATATGCCTTTCGCGTCAGCTACTAAAACGTCGATGCCCTTGGTTTTTCGTGCCTCAGTAAAAACGAACACCGAGCGAACCAGCACCCATCCAGGCAGCCCGCACACAAAGAACACGCCGCCAACCTGAGCCAAAGCCAGATATAAATGCGTCGGCGTCGGCGCAAGCAACACGCATGAAAGTAAATCAAAATACTGCACAGCATAAGCACCGCCGCACAGGCTGGATATGACCGTGGATATTAATGCCGCAAAGAAATCAATTTTCCGCGCTGGCATAGTCAGAGACATCACGACGATTGCGCCCATTGCCAACCCCCCGCCAGCCGCTATGGCTGTGTGTTTTGCTGCTGCAGTGCCTGCGCTTACTGCAACCGCCCCAGCCTGTGCCATGTTGCCAGCGTCATTCATATCCACCCCTCACTCCTTGCGTCAATACGCGGCAGAAATTAATTGACTACAAAGACATCAGAATCCAGCGCCGTCATGTCGGCATCGTCAGCCAGTGCAACAACAGCAAATACCTTAGAGCGCGGGATAATGAGCTGACCACAAAAAACCTCAGCGATGGCCTGATCTTCGGTTTGCGTGAAATCGCCCGCAATGCGGCTATATTCGTTCGCGCCGATTTTCAGGGTTTCTCCAGCAATAAATTGAATTTGGACTTTACTCATAAAAACTCCCGTTGATTAAATAAGCTGCATATTGCAAGTGGCATTCTTGACCGTAGCAGTTCCACCTGTGCTGGCGAATTGCATCGTAAGAGTAATATATACGGGGTCGGTTGTCACGTCTGGAATAGTAACGTCAGACGGCCATACAGTCGTCGACTCCCCATACTCGCCCGATGGCGTAGGGCAAACGGTCACCGCGTCGGTCGCCGTGAAATTCAGTGAACTATTGATCCTTGCGCTTCTTGCCGTTGCGCCAATGGCGACGGTATGCACCACCGGATCGGACGTTGTGCCGGTATCGCCTACCCGTATCCTGTAAGTGCAAGCGATGGCACCTGTGTCTTTTGCTATCTGAGCGTCAATAACAAACTTCGTCGCCCCCGGCAAAATAAGCGCCGCCGGAATGACCGACATAAAGTCAATAACCTGCTCGGCCGCAGAATCTATAACGTCTCGGTTTGTCACCGACGCCACCAGCATATCACCGGCTAGAGGGGAATAAATGCCATAATCTGGCAATGCTCGCCACCAAGAACCCACGTAGGCATTAGGGAAGTCATTAACGTAAATCAGCGAGTCTGACGGCAACCCTGAAGCCGATGGCACGTCAGCCCATGCGTATGATCCGGCCATTACGCTAGAACGCGACCATGTGCCGCCGGAACTTTTCTTGTACACAAACCCGTCGGCGTCATTCAGAACGATATTCGCATCGTAAAAATGCCAACCCGCATCAAGATATTCGGCAAGTTTGCCGGCCTGCCCTGCCCATTCACCGGTTGGCACTGTGCCGACAATATACCTGTCACCTTCTGCCGCTTCGGATACTGGCAGCGAGTTATCGCCAACCGTAAGCACCCGGCACTGCAGCAGTGCATCAATGACATTCAGGGATAAATTCAGACCAGCAGCCGGGTCGATTGTGTTTTCAGGCACAAAAGGGATGCCATTGTTAATTGTGTTCGTCATATCACAAGACCTCTATTTCAGCAGCAACGCCTGCGCCGGTTATTTGATTCAATTGTTGCACAGAAATTATGCCTGGCGCGTAATCCAGCACGATGCTGCTTTCTGTGGTATCAACCGTGCCGCCAGTTACTGCGTCGCCAGTCACTCGGAACCCCGTGAAATACTTACCCATGCCGATGCTTGTGCTGCCGCCGATTCTACCAACGCCCTGCCACGAAATCCTCATTTTTTCGACGCTGCCCTCAAAATATAATTCATAGCTTAAGTATGCCGGGACGCGCTCGATCTGGCTTCTGCCTTGGTAGGTTATGGTCTGGGTATCGATTGTGGCGGCTTTACCGATTGACGTGGCTCTGAAAGTCAGATCGCGACCAAGGAAAAATAGCTCAGACCTGACAAACGTGACCATTGACGGATGCATAATAATGAAACGCTCCCCGATGGCGTGCGTGACAGATGCCGTGCCTTTTCTGCCCCGCAAGAAATACGATAGCCGCCACTTGGTAGCTGTAATCTGCTCGACGCCTGAAAAATTGACAAACTCGTCGCCGATAATGCAGAGGTTTGTCCGGTTCATCATTTCGGCAAGCGTAGCCGGTACAAGCTCCATATCATCGCGCAGCAGCTCGACATCGACCGTATTCACGCTGTCAGGATATGGCACAGACCCAGCTGGCAGCGCTGTGGCGAGCGTTCCCATGATAGCTGTCGTATTGATAGCCCCGCCAGATTCCCATGTCTCGCCGGCATCGCGCGAGAGCTGCACAATAGCCCCTTGCCATTCAATAGTTTCCCCAGATACGGCAATGAAATACCCCAGATCGTCCTGCGAATCTCTGATGATATGGCTGTCGATAACATGCAGAACTGTGTCAGATGGCTCAAGGTTCGGCGGCTCAGCAGGGACAGGAATCGGCAGCCCAGCAATGGTTGACTGATAAGCCGAAAGCCTATCAAACGCCGCGCGGTACTTTTGCAGGCCGTTATCGATTTCAACGCTGGAAATCCGCAGCCTGTCGCCCCTGAAAATTATAATATCTGAAACGGTCAACCATACCCAATTCACTGGCAGGCTGAATTCAATATCGCCCCGCTGGTCTTCGATTTCAACCTTATGCTGGATGGTAATCGCACGCGCAGCATCATCTGCCCGCATGATCACCGTCGTTTCTTTTGATGTCTCAGACTTGGCTCGATAATCGCTCGATCTGTCGCTGGTCTGCTTGTTAGGGGTCAGGCCGCCATCTGTGTCAAAATAACGCAGATTCATGACGCGCGGAATGTTTATCGGGTCTGCCCTGGTTCTTACTTCGACCTCTCTGCCATCGTCAACGATATCGTCGTCATCAATGACGGCAACGGCAGTGCCGCCGCGCGGGATAAAATGCAGCGCCCCGTCATAGTTGGCAGCGTCAAACTGGTACACGCCTGCCAGCTGCTCTATGGCTCCAGTGGCTGATGATGAACCACCGGATACATAGAAGCCATCGACCATGCCATCCATCAATGTCGCATCGATGGCATCAAACGGCACGCCAGCACGCTCGCATATCTCGCTGACTATTGACCCGACTGCCCAACTTGACAGCAACGGTTTATACGATTCACCCGGCCTGCTCATCAATAAGCCTCATGCATAAACTGTAGTCGTAATCCGCGATTCATACCGATTTTAATCAGTGGCGTCACATCCTCGGCCAGCAAGTATTCATCCTCATACCTGTCGCGCTGCATTCTCATGTATAAATTGTCGTTTTTGACATATCCCAGAATCAGATCACTCACCAAAAACGATTGCGACCCGATGGTGCGCTTGTCATCAAATGACAGACGCGGCGTTATAACGTCAGCGCCGATTTCAGTGGTTGCCATGCCTGGAATGGTGCTGTCATACCACCATAATTTTGCCACGCCTGCCTGCACATAGGCGATTGTCGGGCGCATTGACTGATCAAATGAGAAACTCATTTCTGTCATATAAGGAACTGCAAGCGCGACAAATTCAGCGACATTGGGCGCATCAAGCATGATGTAGCTTTCATCTGTGCCGGCAAGAAATAACCGCGCCCGCCATCGCTGGAACAGCAAGCCCCCAGTTATGTCCTGTATATCGATGCCGCCATCTTCATAGTCGACGGTCTTCGTCACGCTCAGCGATTTAGCCCCGACAAATCTGGAGCTGATAACCTCTGTCGATAGCGTGTTATCAGGCATCATAATGTCTTGCGCGCCCATGAATTTTTGACAGTCAACGCCAGAACTTTTGTATTGTCTTTTGGTATGGCTGGGCTAAATCCGAACTGATAGGCGCCGACCCCAAAATTAACATAAACAGCATCAATGCCGCCTGCAAAATTGCCATCATTTAAAGCCCAATTCAGCGTTCCGTTCTTTTCCAAAGATGCTGCACTATATGAGGACGTAGAATAAGAGGTCGCCCAAGATTGAGAGCCAGACGGCAAAGCGGTAATAGCACCGATAGCGCCATCGTATGCGCTTGCCGCTTTTACTGAATTTGACTCACCAGTCACACCGATAGACCAATATGATGTATTAGTAACCCTAGAAGCTCTGCCAGTTACATCATATGTAACGCTGTCCAAGGTAACCGTACCAGTCCAGTCAGCGGTTGGCGCATACACACGCAGCTCGTAAGTAACATCCAGCACCTCATCAGACTGCACTGTAAGGACTGTAGGGCTACCGTATCCGTCAAGTATCAGTGCGCGGCTGAAAAGGTTGCCAGTTGACGCAGCCCCTACCCCGACCTCAGCTAGATTACCCTCTGCTACACCCTCCGCAAATCGGTATGTAATCTGCCTATAGCAGTAATAGGGCGCTGATGCTTGCGCCCCTCCGTTGGCCGCTTGCTGTGTTGAAGTGCCGGCGATCCTAGATACTAATACAGTGTCACCGTTAGCTGGCGTTGTTGATCCAGACCCGACCTGACAATATTGCAAATAAGTCCCAGACGATCCAAATAGCTCAAGGCCGTTATCTGTGATCAAATTCGGGAACCAGTCAGCCAGCACGCGACGCGACCCGGCAATCTCCACGCCATTTTTGTCAACCTTAAGCGCCTCAAACTTAAATAGCCCCGCCAACTCACCGCCGCTAATATCTATCTTCATGTCAATGAACCTCCGGTAATTTCTGCCGGGTCAGAGTCAATCGCCTCTGCCGGATATTTTGTATAGTCTATCAGTCCTAAGCGCAATTCACCCGCAGTAATCTCAGGTGCTGCACTATCAACCGCCTCATCTAGCATCGTATAGCTTTTGTGGATAGTCCTCAATTCGCCAGATACTACTTCAGGGGCTTCCGCATCAATAGCCTCAATCCCATCATCGTAATCAAGATAGATCATTCTCAGCTCGCCGCCTGTGATCTCAGGCGCGGCAATATCCAACAGCTCAGAGCTGAGAATAAAAGGCGCACCATCGGTAATAGGCGCAAGCGATTCAATGCCCTCCAATCCCTCGACAGCATAGGGGCGGGACGTTAAATAAACACCTTCTGCCCGTTCAACCTCAAACTGGTAGCTGGGGACAGCCCCGCCCATTTCTGTGAGGTCGTGATTTATGCACACCATGTAAGCCGTCCCACGATGCGCCGGAATATCAGTGCCAAAAATAGCCTGCAGCTCAGGGCAGCGAGCCTGATCCCATCCGCCAGTGTAGAATCGGTTTTTCTGCAAAAAAATGCTGTTATTTCTTGCGCCCCAATCATTCCCGCGCGCGTCATAGACCAGTTTGTTATTTTGCCAAATTCTGACAAATCGGCTGATAGGCCCCTCACAAACGCCGATGGCGTAAGTCCTGTAGACTTTCTGCGTCCAGACGACCTGCTCCTCCTCGTCGCCGCCTTTGCCTGCTGTTTCTTGATATGAAACAACCCAGCGCGTCTGTGGCGGCTGGCAATAAATCAAGTTTCCACCGATAGGACGAACACGCCCCCAAACGATAACGCGCGGGCTGCCCTCTTCGGCGGTCTGGCGAGACATATCCCCCAGGCTGTTATATTGCGGGTCTGGTCCACCTGTGCCGAATTTACGATCGAGCCAGCCAGGTATGCCCAAACCGCCGATATTGGTTAGCTTGTGAATCCAGCTGTCGCTGCCAAAGACCTCAGCCGATAAACTCATGGCCGAAACACCGCAAGAATTCTACGACGCCACTGGTCATCGATATCATGCTCAGCAACCGCATGGCAGGAATAACTATGGATGATCCTCAAGCCATTATCCCCATCGCCCAGCATGCCAACATGCGCCGGCACAGCCTTGTCGGCATCCCAGCACATCAGGGCAACATCGCCAGGCATAGCGTTATCAAAGCCGACAGGCTCGCCAAAATGCTCCCTCATTTCGCGCTCTAGCCCATCCCTCCACGGCAGACGGCCATAATCCAGACGGTCACGCATAATGACGCCGCCAGCGCGCACAGCGACAACGATCAACCCTATACAGTCGATGCTGAATCTTGAGCGCCCACGATGCCGCCATTTTACGCCGATATATGACCGCGCCTCTGCAACAGCCAGATCAGCCTGATATTGTTGATCCATTCAGACTCCCGAAAATCTGAGAAAGTGGCGTTCTGGATTCTACCCCATCGCCGACCGGTATATATGGCTCACCCTTATAATTTATATAATTCCCAAAGCCAATACAGGCAAATGGCGATTTATTGCAGTCTCGCCTGATCCGGTATTCGTCGCCGACTTCAATGGCAAATGGTACTGGCTCAAATAGTGCCACCGTGCCGCTGATGCTGCTATATGCCTCGACTTGATACAATCTGTTCTGCCCGGCATTGTTGCCAGTCACCCACTGCACGCGGGCGGGGAATCCCATTTCTGACATGATATTGTCGTGATCAGCGAAAACCCTGAAAGGATCATCAGAATCGACAGCAGTTACAATGCAATCCACCCAAAGCGGCTCAGCATCAACCCCGCAGCCTGTCTGCGATGGCGCTTCTGTGCCAAATGTCGCCCGGCAGCTCAGGCTCCACACGCTGCCAATCGTCTGCCGCAGCCTCATGGCAAAGCTGATCAGCTCTGGCGAATACACAAGCCGATCCTTTATGACAACCTGCCCAACGTCGCCGGCGTCAAGGATCATAGCCCCCGCGGCAACGTCTGCCCAGTTTATTAAGTATGCGGTCCATCGCGCGTTGTCCAATTCACCTGCAGCAGCCATGGCAAACGTGATGCCCGGCGCAATTTCTGTGTCAGCCAGCAGCGCGTTGACTTCTGAGTTGTCAACGGATAGCCCTGAGTTGGTGGCGATGCTTGACGGGTCAAATCCATTGACGGCCTGATAAGTAACCCCCAGATATTCAACATCCCGATCTAGTGTGGTCAGCCCGAATACACGACCATCCAATAATTGCAGCTTGATCAATCGGCACGTGGTCGTAACCGGCTGCTGCAAGTGGTCAAGCAATAGCGCTGGGATTCTTCTCACAAACGAATCTCGATAATGTCAACGTCACCAGTAAGCATAAAGCCGCCAGTCGCTCTGCCTGCAGGATCGAAGTCAAGCCGGTCACTATCAAAGCGCACCGGCACGTCGAACTCCCCAGACCATGTAATATCTGAGCCTATGGGCGCAATAAATGAAACGATGCCGGTTGTAGTGTCAACCGCCACGCCGATTTCTATGCCGTCAGCGTATAGCGTCACTGTGTCTTCGACGGGCTTTGTAATCGTGCGCTCCAATGAAATAGCCCCGAAGGTATAACTTTTGACTAGCTGCAATTCTTGCGGATCGCCAGTAGCAACCCCGATCAATTCGCCGGCGGCCTGGTAGTCTGTCCAGTCTTTGAACCGAAACGGAATCGCAGACCCCATACTCGCCATGTGCGCGCCCCTGACTAAAGCATGATCTGCAGGCTCAAGCGCTTGGAACAGTACAGAGTATTTCCCCATTGGCATTGACCATTCAACATTGCGACGCTCAAATCCTGATTTCAATGTGACAATCCGCGTCTTGAATTCCTGCCCGAACTGCGAGCCATAGGCAACGCAGTCCAGTAAACGGGTTTCATTAAACATTATCCAAACCTCGACATTGCAATGCGCTGCTTGCGTGATGTATCCATCGATATCTGATTTGATGTTCTGCTATCAATAGCGCCAGTTGTGTTGATCGTCTGGTTGACTGTCATTGACTTGCTGCCTCCTCGACCAGTGCCTGCGCTGTTCATGCTGTTTTGCACTCGCTCAAGTGTAGCATCAAGTTTTGCGCTAGTGTTTGCAGTAGTAACGCGCTCGCCTTTTTCCAAATTCCAGGTGCCGGATGACGGCACCGACATGATGCCATCGTGCGCCTGTCCCTTGATAGCGCTCACCTGACGCATACCAGCCGCCAACGCAGCAGCCGCAGCAATTGGAGCCATGATCCAGCCAAGCACAGGGATAGACGCAGCCGACGCCAGTGCGCCAGTGAATGCGGTATATGCGTTGATAGTGGCCTGAGCGATTGCCATCTTCTTGGCTCGTTCCTTGCCCTTCTTGCTGTCGGCTTCCATCATGCCGCTAAGATCGCCCAGCAATGTACTGACGCCAGTTAGGGCAGCATTCCAGCGAGCAGACTCCAATTGGTGCATGGCGTCCTCGTGTTGTTTTTTAAGCTCAAGCTCTTTGGCGTCCCATTCTTCTGTGAGGTCTGAGCGTTCCTGTCTGAAGGTTTCCAGCATGCTCATCTGTGTGGCATACCATTCCTGCAGCTCGTCCTGTTTTTCATTGACTTTGAACACGTCGCTGAATGGACCGGATGCTATTTCGCCCACCCCTGACATTTCCGGCATTTCATTGCCACTGAATGCCGCATCGATGGCTTTCTTTTTCGTATCCCCGCCATTGGCATCGTTTACCGCTTCGATTGCAGCAAGCTGAGAGAGCAGGGTTTCCGTCCTGCGCTCCTCTTCAGTGCGCAGACCCTCGGCAATTTTTTGATATTCTTCTGTAGCTTTTTTCTGAGCCTCAAGCCCGGCAACAGTATCAAGCAATGCGCTCGCCTGTGCGAGTTGCGACTCGCTCGCCCCCTGCAGTGTGAGGTCGTAAATTTTCACCTCTTCAGCAGACATGCCCCAGACTTTAGCGGCTCGCTCCAGTGCGGTAATTTCGCCGACTATCGCCTCAGCTGATTTCTGTGCCGCATCTGCCGCTTTTTGTGCCGCTTTCTCGCGTGCCTCTGCCTCATCGTCAAAAGCCTCGCCGGTTTTTTTGGATTCTGATCTGGCTTTAACTGAAGCCTCCGCTGATTTTTCAGCAGCGACTTGAGCGTCATCCCAGAATTTTTTGAATTTCTCGCCGGCGAGTGGTGCTTCGATAGACTCCCTGGTATCTATCATTGCTTCATTGATAACACCCTGCGCATTCTTGGAAAACTCATCGAGCTGGTCAATGGTCGCAGATAGGTCAATTGCCGGGATATGATCAAGCGCCTTGACTATTAAGCCAACGGCTTCAGTAGCAGCAACCGCCATGGCATTAAATGCAATAATGGCATTATTTGCGCCAACCTGAAAAACACGCCCAACCCCATCGGCCGCATCCATCAAAAACGCAAGCGCATCAATTGCCGTATCTACAGAATCCTCGACAACAGTACCAAGCCCGCCAGCGTCTTCAGCCGCCTGCAAGAATAATTCAGACGCGGCTTGTATTGCCGGCGCGAGCTGCACTGTCAACTGCTTGGCAGCTCCAGACAGCCCCATGCTAAAAACGCCCATCGCGTCATTGGCGGCATCGACTTTACTTGCGTCAATGTCTGACAGATTAAGCCCGAACAATTCGACTTGTTTCGACGCCTCAGCAATAGCCGACGCGTCAAGTAATTTCATGGCGGCGGCATTTTTTGCGCCATATATTTCGGCAGCAACGGCGGCACGCTCGGATGCCTGCACGTTATCGACAAGCGCCTTATTGATAGTGGCAATGCGCTGATCTAGAGGTAATTCATAAATCTCTTCGGCCGATAGCTTGAGCCTGCCGAATGCTGCTACCTGCGCGTCAGAGCCTTGGATCGCCTTGCCGATGTTTACCTGTAGCTTCTGGCTGGCCTTGATGATCTGCTCATAACCGACCCCAGCCAAATCGCCAGCGCGCTCAAGGTTCGCAAGGCTGGTGTAAGTGGTATCTAGGCTATTAGCTGTGTCAAGTTGCTGCTCGATCAATTCGCGCTGGCTATTGACAATCAAGCCAATCGCGCCAACGGCCGCCGCTGCTCCAGCAGCAATTGCCGTGCCAACGCCTGCAGCGCTATCAGATACGGTTTTTTTCCACTTTTTCGACTCGCGCTCTGCCTTGCTCAATCCAGCAGTAAATCCAGCCGTTTTTGCTATGAGGTCGAGAGTAAGTGTGCCAAGGCTTTTAGATGCCATTTTAACTCCAGCCTTTCATTGCATCGTCAAGTGTAATAGGCGGTTCATCAGCGTATGGCATAAAATCAATCGGCTTGAAAGTAACGCCTTTTTTGCTGTGCGAATTCGCGTACATTGACGCAATTATAGCAACAGACTGATCAACGCGCATGCCGATATTTAAACTTCCGCGCTTATTTCGATAAGAGCACCAGTCCAAAAATTCAGGGTAACTGATATTTTGCTTGGCTTCTGCTATCGTTCTGCCGCCAATTCCACACAGCACCAACTCGTGCCATATTTCTTCTAGTTCGCTCGGTACTTTCCCGCGCCGTTTACCTCCCCGATAACCGTCAACAGCGCCATAGTCAGAGCGCCATCAATCGCACCACGGTCGGGGTCAGCGTCGCCTGTTATATCGGCAACAGTGAAAACCGGCACGCCGTTCTCGTCGCAGATACTAGAAGCAATCCGTCCGGCAACGCCGTCAGACTTGCCAATAGTGGCCCGCAAATCTTGAACGGCTGACTGATATGACAGCGGACGAACGTAAACTGTAGCAGTGTGCTCAAGATCGCCAATTTTCCATGTTATCTCGCGCTCTACAGGCCGGCCAGTGAATGCGCCAACCTGTGCAAGCGACTCAATAGTCAGCTTCATACTTTACGAATCCAAGACGATCCACCTGAGCGCTGAATAGTTGCCTGAGTGGTGACAACAGTATTGGCAGCAAAGTCGAATGGAAAATCAGAAATATAACCCTCGAAAACGAACCAAGTGCGGTCGGTTGGCAGGTTAAAATCGTCATTGCTGTCCAGTGTCGGCTCGCTGATGCCATCAGCCCAACCGATAGCCCACTTGAGCATCGGCGACGGATCGGTCTCGCTCAATTGGTGCATGCGAACATGCGACTCATTTTCTGGGTCAGCATTAAGACCCAGCGTAGCCTGACCAGGCGTGCGAAGACCGGGCTTGTAGCTGCGAGTGGTAGCAGCGAGGCAAGTGTCTTCGATCTGGTCGGCAGGGTTGCCACCTGGGCTGAAAGTAGTGGCGCAATCAATTTCACGCACGCCTGCGCCATTGCTGTCAAGCGCTGGATCAATAAAATAAATCTGAGTACCTTGAGTTAAAACAGACATGGCAGTCTCCAATCGTGGTTAAATTAATTACCTTTTAAGCATCCAGTCTACATCAAAACTAGACCGGAATTTCTTTGTATCTGTATCTCTCGCTTCGCCACGCCAGCCTGTGACATACGCCACTGGCTCTATGGCATCACGCAAAGATTTTACAGCATTCCGCACATCATTTGCACTGTTTCCATATACATCAATCTGGAGCGAAAGTCTATCCACATCAGGAACATTGCCCAGATAATTATCAGGCGCTCCCCCTATGGTCTGCCAAACAGCGTAAGGCGACGCCGCATTCTGAGGCGCTTCCCCGAATAGAAACAGGCGCACAGGGCTGCTCCCCAGCGCCGTCCTGACCGCCGGGGATGCTGCGCAAACTTCAAAGATCGGCGGGTATATATTGCCCATCATTCCCATCCATAAATCGGTTGCCAGACGAAGTTGATCACCTGCGAAGCTGTGGCTGTGCCAGCAAGGAACTTGCCGACCAGTTGCACAAATTCGCCGGGATTCACGAACACAGGCGCATCGCCAAGATCAACACACAGCCTGCCAGATTGCGGCTGTGCGCCGATTGCAGCGCCAATTGCCCACGATGCGATGCCAATAGGTATCCGGCGCGGGGCTTTCGCTGCAGCGCCCTCAGCAGTAGCCAGCGAAACAGCAGTATGACCAAAAGCCAGCGAAAATTGAATGACAGTCGCCGTGGTTGCAACCGCAGCGCCAAGGTTCACCAAATCAACATAAACGCCACGCAAGACCAAGCGCCTGCCCTGCACGTTAGGCGTGCCAGCTGGAACCTGCCCGCCGCCCCATATTCCATCTGTAGCCGACGCTGCTGCAGCGGTTACTGCACCCTGACCGCCTAGACCGCCCGGCAAGTTTGCTGTGAGCGCGGTATTGGATGGCGCTGCCGCTGTAGGGTTTGTGCTGTTCACGTAAGTAGCCAGCGATCCCATCGTGCCGCCTGACAAGCCCTGATAGCTGCCATAGATACGCTGCCCAATGATCGATGCGGTCTGTGCAACATTGGGTCCACCGATTGAAATTGTGTAATCATTCAGCACGAATGAAAGCGCAGAGCCAGCAGCGCCGCCAGTGATGACATGGCGCACAGAGAATGGCAGCGATGCCGACATGCATGGCTGACCTTGACCGGCAGGCGTTTCGACAGCGGCATGCATCGTGCCGTCGATCCAGAATTCTACCTCGCGCTCATGGATTGAAATAATAAACTGGTATTTCTGGTTGTTGATATACGCAAAATCGAAAACGCCGGTCTGTGTTTCAGTGCCATTGGAGTTGATAACGCCAAACACGCCCGCACTGGTCAGCCTAAAATATATACCATCAGCAGGCGCGTAGGGGTTCGTCGTGGCAGGGCGAAACATACCAAAATCTATGATAGTGTTTGTAGTCGGCTGCTGGTTAAAACTGCCCTCAATTTCGCAATACAGCTGACTTGCCCCCAGCAACGGGAATTCAGCGTAAGTGCTGAACTGCGTGCCTGTGGTTGTGGTAGTGATGTTTCCGCTGTTAGTTGTTAAACCCGCAGCAGTCCACCCGTTAGTCATCGTGGTGTTTCTGTAATTATACTTTCCAGTATTTTGCGCGGTATAGTTGAAAGTCTCGCTGTCAAAAATGGCTTCATGCGATATGCGCAGACGGTAATCGTCATCAGTCTCAGGCGATACCAGATAAGGCGTTCCCGTAGCATCGCCCGTATCATTCTCGGAAAACATGCGCAGTGCGCCGACACGCGCCGGGGTTGACGCATCAGGCAGCGCGACTTTTGCATTGCCAGACGCATCGCCTGTCAGCTCATTTACACCAGCGCCAAAACCAATTTTTGCACCACTCATTATCTACACCCCCAAACACATAACGGAATAAACGCCTTTCGCTTCCGGTTGCGAATAAAGCGTAACTGTAAAGCCATCGCCATTAACTCTGTCGCTGATAACGGCCTTGATATCGAGTAAATACATTTCATCTGGATCAGTACCGGTTGGCGTTAAAACCTGAGCAGTTATTATACTGCCTGACGTCACCCACGTCTGCCCTGTAACAACCGTCTGCGCCTTATCGGTGAAACTAGAGCCAAAGTCAATAGAAACGGCAACGGCGTTGCCCGATTCGCCAGTGGCTCCCGTAGCCCCTGTGGCTCCGGTTTCGCCCTGAATGCCTTGTATGCCTTGCTCGCCTTGAATGCCTTGTATGCCCTGCGCCCCTGTAGAACCAGTGGCACCGGTTTCGCCTTGTATACCTTGAGCGCCCTGTGCGCCAGTGTCGCCCTTTATACCCTGAATCCCTTGCGCCCCCTGTGAGCCAGTGGCACCCGTTTCTCCCTGAATGCCCTGTATGCCCTGCGCCCCGGTTGCGCCAACCAATGAGGCCAGCCATGCAGCTTCGCTGCCTATAAATCCATTTTCTACCGCTACCTCATACGCTGAAATACCATCAGCCCCAGCCGCACCTGTAGCACCAGTGGCTCCCGTAGCACCAGTAGCACCGGTTGCGCCCTGAATGCCTTGAATACCTTGTATGCCTTGCGCGCCCTGTGCGCCTGTTGCTCCAGTATCGCCCTGATCGCCTTTAGGACCTCTCGACCCCGGAATGCCGCCGCGCAGCTCTAATGTTTTTACGGAATCGATATTCGTTTCAATATTTATGACATTAACAGAATCGCTCACAATGGCAATCTGTTGATATTCGGTAATGATCAAGGCCGACATTACAGGATAGTCCCGAAACTGACAGAAATATTCCCCTGCAAAAGCCGGTTTGTGACTTCGGAAATAGTCAGCTCTAAATTGTAAACAGCATTCCTGAAACTGAGCGCGCGAGTGTCTTCGCTGGATATATAAAGCTGAATTTTTCCGTCTTCAGGGGTAATAATAATGCCGCCGTTTTCAGTGGATAGCGTCAATATGGCGTCAGCATCCCCGACAGACTGACGCACAACCAGCTCGGCTGTGTATCCAGTAAGATCGACTACAGTGCCATCGATTGACAATACCCAATAAATATCGAAAGTACCGCCTTGGATAATTGTCAAATCTTTTACGCCTGGAATAATCATGGTCTGGCTGCCTTTTTCTGTGCTCGTTTTATTGCCCGATCAAGCGCTTTATCATACTCCCTGATAAAAGTATCTACCACCTTTTGTTGCGATGATTCCAGCGCTGGTCGCATGAACGGCTTGGCTGGGGTATCCTCTGTGCCAAACTCTACAAAACGCCAGTGGAATGTGTCGCCGCCTGGGTTTCCCTTGGCATTCTTGCCGGTTTTTATCTCGCCCTGTTTCGAGTAATCGCGAGCACCGCCAAGAACACCCACCCTGAATCCAAGGTCTGCCCCGCCTGACTGCTTATTGACTCGACCATTCCAGCGCTCGACTATATTTTTTGCGATATTCTCGCGGGACTCGGCGTCATCAATGCTTTGAGCACCTTCGATAGCTTTATCACGAATAACACGCGCGGCGGCACGCAATGCAGCACGCCCGCCTTTTTTCTGCACGTCAACGCCTATCGATTCCAGCTTGGACAAAACATCCTCAAGGCCGGAAATTTTAAAGCCAACCGAATCAGACACGACAGCACACGAATGTGGTAATGCCCTCGCGACCCAGATCAGTCTCCATGGTATTGACCTCGCACACAGTAAAGCCATTTAGACCGCACCAGTCGATAAAGCCCCTGATTGTCCAGTACCATATATGCTCGCCGGGCTTAAAATGCTTACTGGCTAGGCAATCGCCTTGGTTTTCATAAGTGGGCATGCTAACAAAAAGCCACTGTTTGACTGTGGCGAGAAATTTCTCAGGCTCAGGAATATGCTCAAGGCTATCCCAGCAAGTCGCTGCAGCAGTGCCGACTTGGTACGGGTCAAGATAACGATCACCGAGCCACGCAACCGCCTCAGAGTTCACGTCATAGCCAAATGAATCAGAATCGGTAATGAACCTGCCGCCGCCGATACCAATATCAACAACCTTGCCGTCAAAGTATTTACGAACCAGATCAACACGCGCTTTTGTCAGTGCCGCGCCCATTTCTGTATCATCCATTTGCTGATATTTTGCAAAATAAGATCCGTTGTAATCCATTGGCGGTCTGGGGTGGTACCCCATGCCAAGCTCATCAGACCAAAGCAGGCAATCCGTTAGCCCATGCGGTAAGTTTATTTTCATAATTAACAATCACCTTATTGCAGCTGTGCTGCTTTTGTGTACACCTGCAAAACTTATCAGGCACGAAAAAAGTCATTTTTGATAAATCCATACTTCGAGCTGTTATAAGCTCAGGCGCATTAAATCCACCCTGCCCACCACACAAAATAAGCGCGGGGACTTTTGCCGATATACAAGCCGGAACTATCCAGCCTATGCCGCCTATCACAGCCTTTGCCCCAGCGATAAGCGATAACAGCTGCTCCGTGGATAACTCCCCGCCATGGTAGGTAATATCAGCGGGCGGGGCTTTGCCTACAATCCATTCTTTGCCCTGTTCAATATCGGCAACAGAAACAACAGTATAGCCGCGCCGGCGCATTTCTATGGCTGCTTGCTCTATGTATTCCGGCAACGGGTTTCTGGTATCTGCCCGCCATTCTTCGCGCACAGTGACAGGCCTGACCACGACATAATTGCCAGGCACAATCGCAGCAGGCAGGGCAGGCAAGTCGAATTCACCATGATTGACGCCAAAACAGCGAGCCATGTCACGAATGATGCCGCGCGTGCTATATGAAATTTTTATTTGCCTGATGCCGGGCGGGGCTTTTTCCCAGCTGCCGATTTTGCTGATATTTTTCAGCTGCGTCCGTAAATTGGTTTTTGGCATCACAAAGCGAACCGGCAGACCCCGGTAAATCTCAGGCCATGGCGTATCCATCCAGACATTGCAGCCAAGCTGCTTGATAAACGCCCGCTGATATATATTGTCACCCAGCCCGCGCATACTGTGCACAAACAGCTCACGCGCCATCGTTTACCCCATCGCTACAACGCAGACGCCACTCGCGTCTGCCAGTCAAATCTGTGTCAACGCTGTGGATATTGTACACGCGACCATCCCATAGTATTCGCCACGCATACATCGCGATCCTGTCAACGTCAAACCATCTGATTGTGATGCGCGCCGTAGTTTCTGACTGTGTGGCTGCCGATTCTCTAAACTCGCGCCCCGGACCTGTCAGAACTTCAGCAGGCACCGACTCATAAACATTGACCCAGGTATGCACGACTTCGCCTGTCTCGCTGTCCTGCTCCTGATCCTGCTGTTGCAGCGTGATGCGCTGCCGCAAGCGTGCCGACAGCCCACTCATACACCAAGATTCTCACGGTATGGCATCCAGAATGATTCCGCAGCTGATCGCAAAGCCATCAATCTGGCAGGGTCGGTTTCTTCATACATTGAGCGAACCATCAAACGAATCCCGCACGCAACGTCTGGCGATACAAGACCCGGCAGCTCTGAAATATTCAAAAACTGCAAGCATGCTTGCTCAGCGCCGTCGATTAACTCCTCCAGCAGAACATCATCAGCATCATGCATGATGCGCAGATCGCGTTTTACAGATTGCACGCTAACGTATGTCAAAGCACATCCTCCAGTGTTCCACGTGGGAACACATCTAATGCGGTTTCCCGCGTGCAATTAATGATTTTAATATTTGGCAACCTTGCTGCCAGCATTCTGAACTGCCTAGGCCATTTATCAACTGAGCCAGCATTGCCCAGCCCCTTCGGATGATTGCCGTGCCAGTGCGCTTTGCCGCCAGTAAGTTGGCAATCATAGCCAAGCAAATACACGCATTGCGCTCCATGGCTCGCAGCCAGCGCAATAGCACCGGCTCCGCTGTTTTGCGTGTCGTGTGAATCCACTCGCTCAGTGCCTCGGATATTCCGAACAGGCGTTGTAGCAATCCCCTTGAAAACATCAGCAACCTCAGCGCCGTATTCTGTCCACCATACCCGATCCATCGCATAAAGCATATCAGCCCATGGTGCAATTTTGAATGTCGTATTCGTGCAAATTACGCCGCGCCCTGCGCTGGCTTGTTTCCATTCTTTGACTTTTTCACAATCGTCTGCGGTAAGACTTGGACCGCTGGCAATGCAGACAACCTCTCGCCAGCGGTTTGATACGGGCGCAGCGGTTGCGCCTCGCTATCCAAAACAACAAGCCCGCGCGCCTTTAGCTTTTTTGCTATATGGTCGCTGACTTCAAAATAATCCCCGCGCCTCTTTGCGCCGTCATGATCAAAATTCTTTACTGCAGTTACACTAGCCATTTTTCACCCTTATAAAAAGGCGGGGAGTTACCCCCGCCAATCCCATCAAGATGGCAGCACGCCGTCAAAGTCACCTTTGACCAATGCTTCAGGACGGTACACAGTCAACGCCACGCGCTCTTCGCACAGAATCGTAACCATGTTTTTGACGAAGTTGTCGCGGTCTTCAGTAGACACTGTAACCGTTGCGTCTTCGCGATCCCAACCTTGCGCGGCTTGCTGGAATGAACCCACCAAGAAATCGCCGGCCGTCATTGCTTGAGTAGCAACAACAGGGCGACCCCAGAGGCCAGGCACTGCCAAGCCAGTAGGGGATGCGAACAGATACGCATCGTCCTGTGTCTTGGTCAGCTCGATAGCTGCCCAGTCAATAGGTGACAACACGATGCCGTCGGCATCATATTCGGCCAGAGTTACCTGCAGCAAAGCAATACGCAGGCGGTCGATAGCAGTCTCAGCCTGCACGGTTACACCAGGGTTTAGGTACGCAGTCGCCTGTGTATACAAGCCGTTAATGTTCAAGCCAACGCCTGACCCCATGAGCAATTGCGCCTCTTCCTTGATGCCCAAACCATAACGCAGACGGCCATCAATGTAAGATGCCAGCATCGCAACATCAGAAAGCACCTGTTTAGAGGCACGAATCCAGTGGGCGATAGTAGCAACAGGAGCAGCATCCAACTCGAAAACGAGGTCAGATTCTGGCTTGACTGATGACGGGTTTTCGCTAACAGGTGCAGCATTGTTAGTGAATCCAGTCTCGCGCACAAACTCGACAGAGTTTGACGTGGTGCGTCCCCAGCTCAACAGATCACGGATGGTCAGGCGGCGCTGGGTAGGCATGATCAGGCCGACACGTTGCGGCACAACCAAATCCCCGGCAGATGCTGGCAAGCTGGTAACGGTTGCCTTCAAGCCATGGCTGAAGCTGCCTTTCATGCCGCCTGATGCTTTAGAAGCAAACGCCTCAAAGCCTTCAGCAGTAATGAACTCCTCGCCCATTGACTTGACGCGACCGCGCTGGCCTTCGCCAGAATCCAGTTTCGCCATCAACTGCTCTGCAGATTGCAGACGTGCCTGCAGTTCGCCCTGATTGACCAGCAATTTATCTACAGAGTTTTTTGTCTCTGCCGACAGGCTCGCATGGTTTTTGATTTCTTTTTCTGACTGCTCTGCGTATTTCTTCAGATCATCAGACACGTTTTTCAAGTCAGCTTGGACCTGTTTGTATTCTTTTTCGATGTTTAAGTCGCTCATCTGTATTTCCTCAAATTTTAAATGATATTTTAGGGAGTGGATCAAGTTGCATTTTTACTACTGTGGCATCGCGCTCACCTTCAGCGGCGTCACGCACGCTGGCCTTAAATTCTGATAACAAAGTCATAGCTTCCTGTTTTGGCATGCCAGAACTGCGCAGCGCAAGCTCCAAACGCCGAACAGCATGGGCAGATGCCTTACCATCGCCGGATGATACACCATCTGCGGGCAACAATTCATCTGCAAAGCCACTAGAAACGGCATCATTGCCGCCCATCCATGTCTCGGCATCCATCATTTTAATGGCTGTCTTTTGATCAATGCCAACACGTGCCGCATAAATATCAGCGATTGCCCTGTCGAATGGCTCAAGCCAGTCAGCAAACTCGCGCATATCATTGCGATTGCCAACGGCTACCGACCACGAATTATGAATCATAAGGAAAGCACTGCGGGCAATTTCGATTTTATCGCCAGCCATCGCAATAACAGACGCTGCCGATGCCGCCAGCCCTAAAACCTTGACGGTTATTTCTCCAGGATGGTCGCGCAATAGGTTGTAAATTGCCAGACCCTCAAACACATCGCCGCCGGGCGAGTTGATATTCACGGTAACAGCACCTTTGCCGAATGATCGCAAGGCACCTGCAATGCGCTTGGCTGTCACGCCCTCGCCAGTCCAGTAATCGTATCCAATCGAATCATAAATGCTGATAGTGTTTTCACTGTCAGCATCGGCGGCTTTTAATGTGGTATTCCAGCGATCCAGTGCGCGGGGCATGATAGCTGATTGAATGCCTGCCATCTGTCGCGCTTGTGGTGCGACTGGTAACTGTCGAATGCTCATAGCGTTTTCGCTCCCGCTGTGTCTTTGCCGATTGTATCAAGTGGAGCCATTGCTGTCTGCACAGTCAGGACATTGGCATTACCGCCCATCGGGGCGCGGTCTTCAAGTTCCCGCACCTCATCGCGCGTGAATATGCCATTATTGACCATCGAGCTATAAAAAGCACTTCGGCCTGCACTGTCAGCACGCAATAAACCCTCGACCGAATACTTTGGATAATACCGCAGCCTGTCAACCGGGGATAATAAATCTTTACTGATGGCTTGCTCCACGCGCTTCAGCCATGGAGCCAGCGTGAATGTCAGAAAGCCGATCATCTGCTGTTCTATACCGGTTCCCCAGCTTGTCGATTTTTCAGAATGCCCCACCATAAATGGAGGCGTTCTAAACCATCGGCAAATTTCTTCGACAGAAAAAGACCTGCTCTCCAGCAACTGCGCATCATTCGGATTTATCCCGATGGTATCTACCGACATGCCGCCTTCAAGCAATGGCGACTTGCCAGCATTAACCGCCCCGGATATTCCTGTCAGGCTGTCGCGAAACTCCTCGCGCTGGTCTTTATTAAGCACGCGCTCCATTTTGTAATAAGTAGTCGGTAGCAATCCATTCTCGAAAGTCTTGCTGGCCGCTGTATCAGCAGACAACGCCGCCCCGAAAACATTGGCCCCGTAATGGATAACGCTCACGCCATTTTTGCCATCCAGAGAAAATCCCGGAATAGCAAATATGCGACTGGCTGGGATAACCCGCTGCCTGCCGCTTTCTTCTGTGTAGTTATACTGGCAAGTGCCATCTGATTTCCGCGTTATCGCCAGGCGATTCGGCGCAAGGAACGAAAGCCCCACCAGCCTATCGCCTACCATCAATTTTTCAGCCCTTGCTGTGCCGCGCAACAACATGGCAGCGATCACAGATTCCCAAAATACTGACGCCGTGCAGTCTGCATTCGGCTGATCGTGGATAATGAACTGCAGCGGGTGCTGTGTAGCTATCTGTTTGCCGTAGGTTGTCTTTTCATACATCGACAACGGCAGCGTGGCTATCGTTTCAGATATCAGCCGGGTACATGCCCAGACCGCAGACAGCGACAGCATGCTCTGTTCATTGACCACCATGCCGCTGGATGAATTGACGCCAACAGCCGCAGCCCATCCGGCATCCTCGGTCAGAGACAGCGGGACCCCCAGCCAATTCAGTACCGCAGCTTTTACTTTGCCGGTTTTTTTGGGTTTCGCACTCATACGATAATAGGCGCTCTCAGGAATTCTTTGAAATTAGCGTCTTCGCTGGCCGCAGGATTCAGCGACATCAGGGTTACAGCGTTAAACATTGCCATCAATGGATCTATTTTAGCCGAGCCTGATTGCTGTTTCGTGATCATTATGGAATTTGCCCTCGGTTCAATCCGCGCATTGCCAACACACCACGCCATCATCTTCTGATTCGCCGGTACAAAAGCACCCTCCGCCAGCCACCTCTCAGCGGTTTTTATAGCCCCGCCTAATTTCCAGCCCTGACTGACACCGATAACTTTATCGGCAGGAATGCCCCTCTCTTCCAATTTGTCTAATATAGCACCGATGCCGGCTGGGTCAACCCCAATTTTATCCAGCAAGTCACTGCTATACACGCGCTCGCAAATGTCAGCCACGTCATCAACGTCATCACCGACCCGGGTCACCATCGTCAAGTCGCGATCCTTGGCAAAGTCATGCAGCGCCGGCGTGATGTCTTTCCGGCGATCCAGTACGGACGGGTGCGCCCACGCATGACCCCATCCGAGCTTTTTGCCAGTATCTTTTTCCCGACCAATGACATAAAGCCCCAGTAAGTCATCCAATCCCCCGCCGTCGATGCCGATATCAACCACCTCAGACCGCTCCAGCAACTCATCCAGGGTAATTTTCGACACCGACATCTGCCAGAAATCAGCGCCAGCCCACCTGTCAGAGCGCAAATTCAGCCCGATCTCTACGTTCAAATGCTTGGAGTGGAAATCTTTTATTGCATGCTCACCGGATTCCTCTGCCTCCTGAAACTTCTGATACATGAACTCCGAATCTACTGAAAGCCCCCAATTAGGATTGGTTATATAAGCGTTACTTAAATCGTAATGCTTCTTTTCTTCAATCATCTTTTGCGGGAATTCATATATCACGGGTAGGAACTTCTTGTCTTTTATCCTCCCGTCCCTAACCCCTCTAGCATAATTGAGCTTGTCTAAAAAAACCCCAGCAGGAGGATTGCTTGACTGTGTTGTGCAATAAAAAACAAACCCTTCCGGTCGTGAAGCTAGTCCGCCGGTGGCCTCTGTAAGCATGTGCGCGGCCTTTGAACTGGTCCCAAATTCATGCAGCTCGTCTATGAATACGCCGGTCGCTTTTTTTCCAGTTACCACTGAGCTATCTGCCGCCACAATCTTCAGGATTGACTTGTTCAGCCTATCCGTAATTGTCCTGACATGCTCCTGTATCTGAAATCGAGCCTGCAACTCTGGCTCTGAATTGATCATGTCGCGAACAGGCTTGAATGCGTTATCTGCGGCCTCCTTAGTAGGCCCCAATATCATGAATTCTGCAGACGGTCTGTGATTAAGAATAAGGGCGGTAAGCATAATCCCAGCCGCGATTGAGCTCTTCCCGTTTTTTTTACTAATACATAAAAAATATTGGTTTATATGACGCCGCCTTGTCTCTGGGTCTTGTGATCCGAACAAGGTTTTAACTATATCAATAACCCACGGTCGCGATATTGACCCGAACAAATCAGGACCATTGGGCGCATCAACTAAAGTCAAAGCCCCGAATACGTCAACAGCCTCTGATGCCACATCGGGGAATAAAGCACCGCAAGGCATGATCGACTTGCCAGCAACAATCCTATCCTCCCAATCAGGAAGCGCCGTTGACCATTCAAGCACAGATCAATTCCCTTGGTACGGGCTGGAACTCATGGGATTCTAGCTTTGCATCAAGATAAGCTTTTCCAGCAGCATCAACACAATTAAATAATCCAAGGTGGGCTTTTCTACCATTAACCATGATATAGGCCTCCCATTTTTTGTGCTGTTTGCTCCAAGATACACCGCTCCTACCGCTTGTATTTGTTTTTCTAAATCGCTGGTTTTGTGCATTTTGAGGGTGAGTTGCAGCGCGCAAATTAATTATTGAATTATTAGAAGGATTGCCATCTATATGATCAACTTCAAACGGTGGAAAATGACCATTCATAACAGCCCACGCTAATCTGTGTGCATAGCACCTATACCCATCAATAGCGATTCTTATATACCCGTTCCCGTTATCTGCCCCTGCAACAGCGCCAACTTTTATTCTATTGCTGGTTTTATTTTTCCACTTAAACAGACCTGTGCATGGGTCGTAATCCAGCAGATGCAACACCCTAGCAATAGTAACCGCTCTATCATTCATAAAAATACCAGTCGATTAAACATTGCCAACAGACCTAAGACCAAATCGGCCTACAGTCTTTTGAGCGTCTTCCTGTTTCTGTTCCTTCTTGCCCTTATCGCCAGGTTTAGGAATCCTGAAGGACGCCAGTGCCTTAGCAGCATCAAGCCTCAGCCGTGGTTCTTCGGATCGGTCATTCATCATTTTTTCCATGAATGCCAGCGGGTCTTTAGTTGGATTCTCAGCAGGAATATCTGCCGATTCGGTGACAGGCATCGATGCGGCTGGTTTCTTTGGGGCTGGTTTTTTCTTGGCAACAGGAGCCGATGGCAATGATGCAATAGCAACACCAGCCTCGCCTGGGCTAGCATCCAGAATTCTAACCATTGCCGATTTCACATCGCGATCTTTTTCCAGCCGACTACCCGCCTGCCTTGCAGTCTTCTCAGGGCAACCGGCAGCAATGGCTGAATCCTTGATATTGAGGCCATCAACCCTAGCCTGCGCGTACAGTCGCTTGGTGGTGGTGAGCATGTTTACTCCTTTGTTTACATTGTGAAGCCTGTTAACAGATCATACTTCCCTGTTAACAACCCCGTCAACAGGGAAAAAAATCTCTGCGTGAGACAGGGGGCGTCATATAAACCAATATTTTTTATGTATTAGTAAAAAAAACGGGAAGAGCTCAATCGCGGCTGGGATTATGCTTACCGCCCTTATTCTTAAT